CAGTATATGGTATCATTGCTCAACTCGTTTCAAGTGGGAAATGGGCTAAGTAAAATGTTAATAAGTAATCATAAAAATTCGGTGGTTTTTGTGATTTCTTTATATTTATATATACACCGAGTGTTAATAAGTTTAGCACTCAAAACTTAAACTTAAAAAATAAATTAATTAAAACTAAAAGGTAAAAATCATGGCTTTAGACATTAACGCAATCAGAGGTAGACTGAACAAACTACAAAACACACAAAGGAAATCAGACTCATTATGGAAACCAACACCTGGTAAGCACCAAGTGAGAATCGTTCCTTACCAATTCGAAAAAGATAATCCATTCATCGAATTGTACTTTCACTATAACATTAACAACAAAACTTATTTATCACCACAATCATTTGGTAGACCAGACCCTATTGTAGAGTTTGCGGATAAACTAAAAAGAATGGGAGATAAAGAAGATTGGAAAGCGGCGAAGGCTATGGAGCCTAAGTTGAGAACTTTTGTTCCTGTTATCGTAAGAGGAGAAGAAGGTGAAGGAGTTAGATTTTGGGGATTCGGTAAAACTGTATATCAAGAAATCTTAGGTTACATTGCTGACCCTGATTATGGCGATATCACAGACCCAACAAGTGGTAGAGATTTAACAATCGAGTATAAATCAGCAGAAGAAGCTGGAACTACTTATCCAACTACTACTATTAGAGTTAAACCAAATGCATCGAATCTTACTGAAGATGAAGCTAAAGTAACTCAATTCTTAGAATCACAAACTGAAATTACAGATTTATATTCTGAATTATCTTATGATGAATTAAAATCAGTATTAGAAGGTTGGTTAAATCCAAGTGGTGAAGGAAAAGAACAATCGGCTTCACAATCTACTTTATCACAAAGTAAACCAGTACAATCGGCACCAGTTGCTCAGCCTACAACAACAGAATCTTCAAAGAAAACTGATGATGTAGCGGCTGCATTTGATGACTTATTTAACAACTAAAAACCAATTTAATGGCGAAAAAGAAAGCAGTAAAAGAGCTTGACTTGGCAGATATTCTGGCGGGTGAACTTAACAAACAATCGAAAGATTCCAAAGTAGCATTTTTTCTTAACGATGATGAAGCACCTACAAATGTAGATGGTTGGATATCGACTGGATGTGCAATGTTGGATGTGGCTGTCTCCAATCGTCCTTATGGTGGTTTACCTGTTGGTAGAATAACTGAAATCACAGGATTAGAACAATCAGGAAAATCATTAGTATCAGCACACCTCCTTGCGGAAACACAGAAACAAGGTGGTGTTGCTGTTCTTATTGATACAGAAACCGCAGTAAGTAGAGAATTTTTAGAAGCAATCGGTGTTGACGTTTCTAAACTTCTTTATGTAACCGCAGATTCGGTTGAACAAATCTTTGATTTCACAGAAACTATCATTGAGAAAGTTAGAGAAACTTCCAAAGATAAAATAGTAACAATAGTAGTAGATTCAGTTGCGGCTGCTTCTACTACTAATGAATTAGCATCCGATTATAAGAAAGATGGGTATGCTACTGATAAAGCTATTATTATCTCGAAGGCAATGAGAAAGATTACCAATATGATTGGTAGACAGAAAATCTCATTGATATTCACTAACCAACTTAGACAGAAGATGAATGCTATGTTCGGAGACCCTTGGACTACAAGTGGTGGTAAAGCTCTTGCTTTTCACGCATCTGTAAGATTGAGGTTGAAGAATATGGGACAAATCAAGATGAAGGTAAATGGTAAGGATAAGACAGTTGGTATGAAAGTACGTTGTCAAGTAGTAAAAAACAGAATGGGACCACCTTTAAGGGCGGCTGATTTTGAAATCTACTTTGATAGAGGGATTGATAACTATGGTTCATGGTTATCTGTTATGAAAGAAAACAAACTAGTAAAACAAGCTGGTGCATGGTATGCATATGTTGATACTGAAACTGGTGAAGAATTCAAATTTCAATCAAAAGATTTTATTCCTTTGATGGGTGAGAATACTGAACTTAGAGAACAAATTTATAAAAAGATATGTGAAACAACTATCTTACAATATAAAGGTAATACTCTCGATATCGATGCTATGGAAATAGATACCAAAGGTGCTGGTGTAAATGAATAATTATGGATAGTAAATTATATGAAATGTTAATGAGTAGTGCTCTAGCTGATAAAGCTAAAGCTCTACTTTCATTAGAACTTCTAGGTAATCAGGCAGTTGGTATTGGTGACCATTCTACTGAAGATTTCTACAAAAATGCAGAGGAAGCTCTGGTTAAATTAGTAGATGCAGATGATAGAATAGGAGCATTACAAACTTACTTTGACGGAAAAACTGTATTATAATGAAGAAACTTTACAAGAACATTTTAGATTCGGTTGAAACTGATAGAACCCAAAATATCAATAAACACAAGAATTCTCGTGTATTAATTATTGATGGGTTAAATACATTTATCAGATGCTGGTCATCCATTCCTACAATGAATGATGATGGTGACCATGTTGGTGGTGTAACTGGTGCATTGAAATCAATTGGATATGCAATTAGACAAACTCAACCAACTCGTGTTGTTGTAGTTTTTGATGGTAAGGGTGGTTCTACCCAAAGAAAGAAGAAATTTAGTGGATATAAAGCACAACGAGATTCTAATAAACTCAGAGTAAACAGACAGTATGCTGATTTGATGAACGATGAGGATGAAAGAGAATCTATGAAAAGACAATTCGTTTGGTTAAACGAAATGTTAGATGGGTTGCCCTTAACAACTATGATATATGATGGTGTTGAAGCCGATGATATCATGGCTTATATATCCACCAAACTTCTCAAGGAAGATGAACAAGCGGTGATTATGTCAACTGATAAGGATTTCCTTCAATTAGTTGATGATACAACCATCGTTTGGTCACCTACCAAAAAGAAAATGTACAATAAATCTATGGTAAAGGAAGAATTTGGTATTGAATCAAAGAACCTTTTACTATACAGAGTATTAGATGGTGATAAATCAGATAATATACCTGGTGTATATGGATGTGGTATTAAGACCGTAGTGAAACGATTTCCTGAAATAACAGAAGATACTAAATTATCAGTAGATGATTTATTACAACTATGTGAAGATAAGGAAATAGAAACTAAGGGTAAGATAAAAATCTACAAAGATATACTTAAATCAAAAAGACAGATATTACTAAATAGGGAACTAATGCAACTAGATGATGTTGATATTAGTGGTAATATAAAGATGAAAACATTGGATAGATTTAACGAACCTATCGAATCCCTACACAAAATGAATTTTATGAAAATTCTATTAAAATACAAAGTAATCGGAAACTTTGGAGATATCAATGATTGGTTAAAAACCACTTTTGGGAATTTAATCACAGAATAATTTGGATATTAAAAATAAATTTCGTATATTTGTATAAGTTTTAAAATGAGTCAATGCAAGAAAAACAAACAGATACATTATCAAAATATGGACAATCTTTTCAATCAAAGGTTGTATCCTCTCTTTTGGTTGATGGTAAGTTCCTAGATACTATTTCAGAAATAACTACCGCTAAGTTCTTTGAGAACGATGCGAATAAGTGGATTATATCTGAAATTTTAGCATATCATAGTGAATATAGAAAACCACCTACCTTAGATGTATTTAAATCACAATTATCAAAAGTAGATAACGAAGTTTTAAAGAAAACTGTTGTTGAACAACTAAGACACGTTTTTACTAATATTGGTAATGTAGATTTAGATTATATAAAAGACGAGTTCAAAAGCTTTTGCATTAATCAAAATTTAAAAGGAGTAATTTTACAATCAGTAGATTTACTACAAGCTGGTTCTTATGATAGAATCAAAGATTTAGTAGATTCGGCTATGAAAGTTGGTACTGAAACCAACTTAGGATTAGATTATATCAAAGATTTTGATTTAAGAGCCGAAGAACTAAACAGAACAACTGTTCCAACTAAATGGGAGCCTATTAATTCACTAATGGATGGTGGATTAGGAGCTGGTGAACTTGGAGTAGTTGTAGCACCTTCGGGTGTAGGAAAAACATGGATTCTCACCGCTATCGGTGCAGAAGCTGTTCGGAAAGGTTTGAGTGTAGTACATTACACAATGGAATTATCAGAACACTACGTTGGTGCGAGATACGATACTGTGTTTACACAAATACCTTCCACAGAATTGAAGGAAAAGAAAGAAGAGGTTAAAGCAAAAATTACAAATCTTAATGGGAAATTATTGATAAAATATTTTCCTCCAAAGGGTGTTTCAGTAAAAAAGTTACAGCAACATATTGAGAAAATGGTTACGTTAGATAACAAACCCGATGTTATCATTGTAGATTATGCAGACCTTCTACTCTCCCATTCGAATAAGTCAGACTCTACTTATGCGGAACAAGGAGGGGTTTATATTGACCTTCGTGGAATGAGTGGTGAATTGGAAATACCAATTTGGACTGCATCTCAAACTAACCGTTCAGCAATTGATTCCGAAGTTATTGAAGCAGATAAGATTGCAGATTCTTATGCTAAAGTAATGAATGCAGATTTCATTATGAGTTGGAGTAGAAAATCAAAAGATAAATTGAATGATACTGCAAGAGCTCACATTATGAAAAACAGATTCGGACCAGATGGAATCACATTCCCTTGTAAGATGAATACCAATACAGGTTATATTGAAGTTTACGATAGTACTTCTCCTGATGGTGTAATTGCAACAAAACAATCTGCAAGTGGACAATTAGAAACGAAAAAACTTCTACATAAAAAATATGTAGAGAATATGGGGTAAATAAAATATTATGAAATTAGTTATAGCAGATTTAAACAACAGAGGAATTTATAGAACCATGGATGAAATCTATGGAGATGATGGACAAAATGATACCGGTTTATGTAATCGTTTATTGTGTTGGGAATTATTAAAAATTATAAATCATATTCATGATAATCAATATGAAGTTGTAATAGATAAACTGCAAAATCCTGAAACTAATAATTGTTTTGATTTAGAAGATACAACTTTAACCGAAGTAACTAAATTTAATTTTAATGATTATGAACCACTTACAGATAATATGGTTCAAGATATTATAGATGGTAATTTAAAATTAGAAGATAAGAATTACTATACAGATTTTTCAAAAAGAACAATTCATGATTTTAAGATAAACTATCCTACTAGATTTGTTCAAAATTTAAAATTTAGACATCAAGATATAAATGAAGTAATTCAAAGAGAAGTAAAAGGATGTATAGGTATTCATATTAGAAGAGGTAGGGGAGTAAAAATTCATAACGATAAATCTAGTATTCAAATGAATGTTAATCTAGAGTTAGATGCAGGATTATTAACCTCACTACCACGATATATTTTTGATGATAACATTAAAAATGCAAAAATAAGTGCGGCAAACTCAATTGATTTAGATTTATTCTCTGGTTGGAATCATCATATACTTTCTGATTACATAGCATTGAAAATTAAAGATATGCCAGCTTGGAAATTTTATCAATTTGATTTTATTAAAGATGAAGTTTATTTTGAAAAGATAGATTTGATTTTACAGAAGAACCCAAAACAAAAATTTTATATTTCTCATGACTTAAAAGATTCTGATTTTAAACGATGGAAAAATAGATATCGTAATAATTTACTATTTAAAAGCGATTTTTATGATGTATTAAATGGGTGGGAAATACCAATAGAATTACATACACAAAACTTTTTAGACTTATATTGTTTATCAAATACACGAGAAATTTTTAAAGTTCCATCTTCTACATGGAGTGAACTAGCGTGTGATTATAATAAGAAAATTGGAATGGATGTAAATTTGACTTCCAATGAAGAAATATTAGAGAAAGTATATCAAAAAAATTTAATATAGTATAATATAAATTATTGTTAACATAGAAAATTAGAATGTTAAAAAAAAATTACAAAAAACAATATCGTTTTTTAATATATACTATAATTATAACCACGACCATCACTTTGGTCACTTAACACAAATTAAATAAAAAAAACAAAAATTTATGGCAAATTCACAAGAATTATTTGAACAGATGAAAGATTTATTCGTTCAATTCGAAACAGAACACAATGGTGGTTCAAAAGCAGCTAAATCAAGAGCAAGAAAAGCAATTGGTGAGATTAAGAAACTTGTAACAGATTATAGAAAATCTTCAGTAGAAGAAAATAAATAAAGGTTACGAACTATGAGCAAATTATTCACAGAGAGAGTTCCCTACAAACCATTTGAATTTCCAATCTATTATACTGAAGGTTGGTTACCGATTATGCAAGCATTTTGGTTGCACACAGAAATACCAATGCAGGGTGATATTAAAGATTGGAATGAAAGATTAACTGAAGCGGAAAAAAACTTAGTAGGAAATATCTTATTAGGTTTTGCTCAAACTGAATGTGCAGTTTCTGATTATTGGACTAACATGGTTACTGAATGGTTTCCCAAACATGAAATTAGACAGATGGCCATGGCTTTTGGTTCAAACGAAACAGTACACGCTGTTGCT